CATATCTGCAAGGAATGCAAATGGTTCTGGTCCACCATTAACTGTATTTCCAGTCAATCTAACTCTAATCATGAAGATGCCATCTGGTTCAAACACAGAATTATCAAGAAGAGTTGCACTTCCACCAGCAGAGCTAATAACAGTCTCTGCAATCATATGCTGATATTGAACAGTAGATGCTGCTTGTGTAACTGTTGTAATCTTGCTTGCAGGGAATGCCGCTTGGTCATGTCCCTTAGCATAAGTTGTTTCAAACTCCCAAGTAACACCACCAGAAGTTGTTCCAGTTACATTTAATCCCCAGTGGGTGTGCATGTAAACATCTGAACCTGGAACATAATCATGTCCTAAGTGGAACATAACTTCAACATAATCATTTACTGTGAACTGATATGCACGAAGGTTATTGCGAAATGTGTTTAGAGTTGGGTCAGTTGCAATGCCTGTACCTCTAACCATAATTGGGCCAAGCAAATCTTGCCAAGCAAATGTAGGCGATGTGGTGTCCACTTTAATACCTGTCCCAGATGTTTTAGGAACAATCAAAGTATTAGAAGAGACAGTGCCTGGTACTGAGATATTGTCAGGAATTGAGGAACCAGTGAACTGTACCCATCTTGTGCCATTAGCATCATTGAAGTAGGTATATTCTAAACCAGTATTTGTGTCTAACCAAACATCACCTGCTTTTGGGGATGATGGTGCAGAACTGGAGGATGTGTAATGAACATCATCTCCAATCTTTCTGATTGTGGTGTCTGATTTCTTAAAGTGTAATGTGCCATCTACGGTGTTTAAGCCTATTTGACCATCCACTAAATCAGTGCTTGACCAGGTATAGCCTGATGAAGACTTTCTTTTGTGTCTGATTGCCATGATGTTCCCTAGACCTAGAAGGTCATAAAATAAATTAGGAAGAGGATAGACTATTTACAATCTATCCTCAATCATTTCAATTAGAATGTGCCGTCGTCAATGTCCTGAATGAATTCAAGAGCATTTGCTGCTGCATTAACCCTAACAAAGAATCCGCCCTGTGCAGTGTATGCTGTAGGTACATCATTCAACTGAATGAATGCTGTAACACCTGTAGATGGTGCTGTTGCAATCCACTTAGATGTTGCTGAGTCATATGTAAGATGCTGTCCATTAGATGGAGTTGGTACATTCACATTTGCAAGGGAGCCAAGATTTGCAGCAGCAATTCTTGCATCAGATGCAGTGTTGAAGTTAGCCAAGTCAGCAGTTGTGATAACCACAGCACCAGTGCGTCCTGCAACTGAAGTCACAGTATTAACTTGAGCTCCAGTTTCAATGCCAGCTAACTTAGTGTGGTCAGCATTACCACCAACTGGAACAACTGCACCAGCGATCGTACCTACGTATAGGGTACCGCCATTAGCAGAACCACCAGTGCCTTCAGCATATGCTAACTGGCCTGATGCTAGTGTAGAAGGTGCTGCATTAGCAGAACTTCTTTTGATACGAATTGCCATAATCTTTCTCCTTTAAAAATAACCATCATCAGATGCCTGGAGAACCCATGATCCTGATGCATAAACGTGTGTTACCAATGTTACTGGGTTAAACCAGAAACTACCTTCTATCATTCCCGAAATCGGTTCAGATTCTTGAACAAATGTAGAATTACCTGCTACACCTGGTGGCCCTTGCTCTGCAATTGATAAGATTTCAACCTCATCATTTTGAACAACGACTTCGAAATTATCTTCTAAGAATACAATCTCGAATGGGTTTTCTGTTATTACAACTTCATACTGTTCCATTTAGGCCACCTGCTTAGAGATAACCAAATTCCCAGTGAACAAAGTAACAACAGTTGCGTCGCTAAACATAATCTGTACTTCTAATTGAGCAACACCAACTGGTAAGAATGCTGTCGTTACTGCAGGCAAACCGAATTTAAAAGATCCAGTACTCGCATTTGCAATTGAACAAACAAGTGGTGTGTAAATTCCACCTGCTAGTACTTTACCAGAAATAACAGATCCTGTTAAATCAACTGGAAGTCCTGTAGCCTTTACACGAAATACAGAGCTCTTTGAGAATGTATCCCCTTGAACTAATGAGAAATTAACTTTTGCTACCATGTTGCCTCCTTAAAGAACCATGGTTGTTACACCACCGTTTGAATCTGCAACAACATTTGGCCCAATAGCTTCAATCATATCTTCAATAAAATCAGGGATGTATTCTGCGTCTGCTTTCAATTTGTATTTGATTGGCCCAATCTCTACTGAATCCATAGTATCAATTTCAAATCGTCCAGCCAATCTCTCATCTTCTGTAAGATTGTAGACTGCTAATTCACAAATTACTGCTTTCAGTTTTGAGGGAACGGTTAGAACTACATACCCATCAAAGTCATAGATGTATGTACGAGGCCAGGATAGTGCTTGCTGTTGAGTAGCACGTCTACCTGCATATTGTTCAGATTCGATTGTTCGTGTAGCTCCAATCAGAGCTGCTTTCTTCACTTCAGTATCAGTTGCTGCCCATACGGAAGCTTTAAGATGTGCCTCGAGGTATAGGTCTGCTTCATCCAAGGTAACATAACAATTACCTGTAGTACTTTTTTCAACTGCGTCTATCACTATAGTCATATTAAATCTCCTCTTGCAGTATATTTACACAGATACAAAAAAGGGAGCCGTGATAGACTCCCTTTCTAGATTAACCCAGAAGGGCTAATTAAGCTGCGTTGTTACCAACAGAAGATGATGTAACACCAACGTAGACAGCGTCAGTATCAACGATACCGTACTGAGCAACTGTGTACCAACCAACGTTCACGAAACGTCCAAGAGCGTCGAATGGGCCAGTTACGCGAAGGCTCATAGCCTGAGATTCTGCCTTACCAAGAGCATTGAAGCCAAGGAACAAACCAGAGTAAGCATCAACAAGTCCTGCACCTGCTTGGTCTGCAAAGTTGATGTTCTGATTTCTCACGATGCGGAAACCCTTGAACATACCAACTTCGTTTGCAAGAGCTGGCATAGCGTCAGTGTACTTAACAACGTCTTGCCAAGATCCAGCACCAGAAGATGCACGAAGATCGTGAATTTGGTCGTCGTGAAGAACTGCTACATAAGCACCGTTGATTGTTGGAACGTTGTTACGAGCAAGCTTGTTGTACATCTTGTTCAAGAATGCAGCATCAAGAACGTCAGCAGCCAAAAGGCCAGCTTCAGAACCAGCACCTGCATAGATAACATTGCCAGATGCGGAAAGTGCATTGACAGCAAGCTTATCCATTGTAGAACCAGCATTCATACCAACTACTTGAGCAGCAGCCAAGTCAGCCTTACCACCAGTTTGAAGGGATGCAAGGTTAGTGCGAGTAACTACAGTACCGTATTCAGCAGGTGTGAACAAGATTGCTGTGTCGCTCATTGTCTGGCGAGTCGCGTCTTCAGTTTCAGAAAGTGGTGTAGTTGCAAGCGCAAGGCGAGCATACTTAGTCATTTGAATAGACTTAGCACCAATGGATGTATTGACTTGAGCCAACTGGTCCATTACATTGTTTTGTCCGTTAGCAACCAAGAAAGATTGTTCGAACGCTAGTACGATACTGGAATCGAGTTCCGTAGTACCGGTCATATTTGCTACAAAAGGCATATTATGTGCTCCTTAAGGGGTTAGATTTTACCGTATTTCTTCATAACAGATTCGATTTCTTTCTGGGATTTAGCCGCCCGCATCTCAGTTTCGAATCCTGCTGATGGGGTACCATCTCCAGGTCTCTTAACTGGTGGAAGGTTTGTGCCTTCGCTAACACCAAATAGAATGGGATCCGTCTTCTTCATTTCTTCAATCTGGGTTTGGATCGTAGTTACGTCGACTGTCCAGTCTTCTTCACTAATTCCAATCTTAGACTTATCGATTAGCTTTGCTACAGTATCCACTGCTCTGGCTCCAGCCTTCTGGAGAACATCCTTAAGAGCTGAATCGATTGCTTTGTTTTTTAGTCCAGTCTTCAGTTTCGTATTATCGGCAATTTGTGCCTCATACAATTCCTTGTACTTACCTTGCTCAGTTAATAGAGCTTGTTCACGCTGCATTTGTTCAGTTTCAAATTGCTTCAACTTCTGCTTTTCTTTGTCTCTTGTGGAGATAACTTCCTTATTGATGCCTTTTAGGTTTTCAATAAGAGC